AAATCATCAACCTTTGTATAAATGTATGCATCAGCTTCAAACACTAATGTATAATCATAATCTCTATTAAGATTTTCAACTGCTGTTTTGTGTGCCAAATAACATCCATAATGTTTTCCTGTAATCCAACCCAATCCATTTCCAATATGACCTGGCTTATTATCTTTACTTATATGGTCCGGTCTTCTACAATGTTCAGCAGGTGCGAAATCTTTATATACTTCGTTTACAATAGGAACATAATCAATTCCATACTCTTCCAATTGTCTGATAGATTTCATACTGAATCGTTCTCTATCTCCGTATGGTGTTGTTAATAAATGTCTTATTTGTATTTTTGGAATTGGTGCGAATCCATCTTTTAATTCCGGATTTAAAATATCCAAAATTAATTGTTTTGTCTTTGATGTAGAATCATCAATATAGCTAACTAATGGATTTGTATCGTAGGTATCCAAATATGTATGTAACCTTCTAAATAAAGAAGGTAATCTATATGAAAGGGCTTCTTTAACTGAAAGAGGATTCAACTCTAATTTAGAACTGAAATAAAACATATCCGATGCTGCATAGAATTTATCCACATCATTTCGTTCACCCCATACTACACAATTGGAAGGTTTATCTTTTAATAAAGGTCCCCAATAACTTTCAAAGTTTCCTGCTTGATTTCCTACAAAATGAAACTTAATTTTGTATCTTTCTAATTCTTTTGCAATACCAAATATTTCAGCTTGATTTTTGCCAGGTGCAAATAATCCAACATTTAATACATGCTTCCAATCTGATTCAAACCCTAATTCTTTTTTGAAATGGGATTTGTTAAAAGTATAATTTTCTATTGGATATTCCCATACGGAAGTATCTACATTTGTAGGTTCAAATTTTTGTCTACTCCACTCCGATACTAAAACATATCTATCCGGATGATATTTTATTTCAGCTGGATTGGTATGTGAACCATGTGTGGTTACTACAATTTTATAATTCCTTTTTGAGTTATCAAATATTTTATTTAAAATATCATCAGATAAATCAAATTGAGGTATTTCGTGAAAATGAATAATATCCGGATTATACTTACGAATGATATCTAATATTTTAGATTTATCATCTCCTAAAATGTGCAAAGGAACTGAATTCCTTATTCTATTTTTTTGGACTGCAAATTGTTCACCACCAACATTGTTGATTTCAACGACTTCTATTTCAAATTCGTTTTTAAAGCATTCAATTTGTTTATATAAATATTGCGGTTGTCCTCCCGTAGAAAGGTGAGGTGCTATATATAATAACTTTCGTTTTAACATGAGTGTAACAATTTATCAAAGATACGAAAAAAATTTGATTTTACCAAATTTATTCCGCTACATCAAAAATAACTACACCTTCAATTAAATCGATTTCTCCCTTTGGATAAGTAATTTCCAAATTCTTTAATTCTGCCGAAATACCAGAAAAGGATTGGTCATAAATTTCTAAAACTTCTTTTTTTGCCTGATGTGTTTGTTGAAGTTCTAAATTCAACTCTCTTAAACGAAGTTCAATTTCTCCCAATCCCAAAACACTATCATTTGCCTTTGTTTGTAGTTCTCTTAATTTAGCAACTACCGATTCTTCTAATTTTTCTTTCTTTTGCATTGTAAACTAGTTTTTATGTTCGTATATAAATATATATTTTTTAATTTTTGGTAATACTTGCTAGTAAAACCTCATCCTCATCAAATGCTTCTAATTTTTGTATGTGCGATTCGTTTGCTTTATTATATTCAATAATATAGGTGTGTAAATATGCATTAAGCTTGGAAAAAAACTGAATTCCATCTTTTTTAACACTCCATTCAGAAGTCACATCTTGTGATATCACAAGACCCATTTCATTTGTAATTATTAATTTTATTTTCATATTTTTTATATTTTACCAGTTATTATCAACATTAGACATCAAAATCCAACCATAAACACCACTTGGTGCTTGTACATCATCACTAGCATACATCAAAGTAAAAACACTACCACCACCTATTTGTGTATATCCACTACCACCACTTAAAAGTCCTTTTACAAAAACGTTGTTATTAGCATCATCTCTATTAAATAGAATACATATATGTCCTGCTCTAAATTTATCATAATTTGGAGTAGAATTAGATGCATCAAAATAAAATGGTAGCACATAATGTCTATCACTTACACTTGTACTATCTAAAAAAAATACACTATATCCAGCTGCTAAACTATTTTCCAAACTGGTTGGAGAAGCAGACGAACCCCCAAACAAGAACGTTTTGTTTAAAACCAAACCGCCATTTATATCAACTGTTTTTGGCTTTGTAAAATCACCACTCCAATCACCGCCCGCATAAACACGTCCACTTAAATTAGATGCTCCATAATTAGTAAGTGTAATTTGAGATGTATCATCATGTTGTAGTTGCATATTTCCATTTTTTACATAAATTAAATTTGGATTAGTTTGTCCGGCATCATCTCTAATTAATCTAACATATTGTGTAGAATCCGTTACTGCTTGAAATCCTCCCGCATTTACTTCGACAAAGTTAACCGGGAAAATTAAATCTATATTAGTATCCAATGTTCCACTAAAACTAACACCCGCCTTAGTAAATGAGTTATAGGAATTTAATCTCGAACCATCTGATAAAGCATTATCTTCTATACCACTTCGAACACTTATACGGGTGCTATATCTAACTGAATATGTTCCATAATTTGGAAATGTTACTGAAAAGTTTAGTGGTGAAGCTGCTGAAGGTGAAAAAGATGATGCTGCTGATGTGTATCCTCCACCCGCATATTGCCATATAAACCCTGTTGGTGAAAATCCACTAGCAACTGCTTCATAGTAGTCTGGTTGAATAGATTGTCCTGTTGCATATCCTGTGTTTAATGTTTGTCTATGGACCAACACACCGCTTGAACTTACAAATTCCATACATAAATCAACCGTAACAAATGCTGGATATGATCCCCCTTGATGTCCTTGATATGGATAAAACGGATAGTAATCATAATCAGGTGTAGCAGTTGAAGCAGCTGTACTGGGTAATCCCGTTGTTGATACTACTATAGTTGGTATCCCTGTTAATCCATTTACTTCATATGTTCCAGCTAAAGCCGTAAAAGCTGTTGAACTTGCATTAGTTTCATATGCACTAAATATAGTTTCATAAGAGTTAGCCGATGTTGTTGATGCTGCTGCCGATAACGTTGATGTTAAATCCGAAATATTTACGTTACTTCCTGCATTGGGATCAGATAATATATTATTTGGTGATATTTTTATTTTTTGTTGACCGGATGTGTTATACATTTGAATTTCCGGTAAAGATGGATTAAATACAATCAAATTATTATCATCATGCAAACTACCACCAGAACCAGTTGGATCTACTGTCCATCCCCCAACAGAACCTTGTGCTAAATTAATATTTCCTTTTATATTCAATTCAGAACCATCCCAATATACATAGTTTTCACCGGAAGGATATGCATCACCAAATCTAACTTCACCATCAGCAGATATATAAAATCCACTACCATTTACAATACTACTAGCTCCAGCACTTCTTATAAATCCAGTTTCACTTCCAGAAATACCAATTACCAAACCTTTTGTAATTGTTGCATTTTCTGCCAATAACAATCCGGTTGCTACTGATGTAAATTGTGCTCCGAATGATTTCCAATATGCAGTTGCGGTATTACCACTAGTAGGTGGTGGATTTCCAGCACCAGGAACACTCGCATCAGTTCCTACAAAAATCCAATATGGATAAGTTCCATTTGCGATTTGTCTTACAATATCCTTTCTATCAATATTATTAAAATAAGTTTCGGCCGTATTAAAGTCACCTCTATAAACTACACCAGCACCATCGTCTCCTTTAGAAACATAAACATTCCAAGGACCAGCACCAGGATATCCAGTTGTTGCATTTGTATCATTAGTTGCAACATGTGATACAGCCGATGTAGCTATCCAAGATTGACCTGAATATGAAACAACATCGTTATTGAAATAGGTAAGACTGGATGTCCAAACTCCTTTTAATGTAGGTTCGTTTACACCACCTTCAGTTTGCTTTAACGAACCCCTAAGAGTTAACGTAGCACCATCCCATTCTAAATAGTTATTGGAATCACCTACTTTAAAATTTCCCGTATCATACCAATAATTATTATTACCTATAAATAATCCATCGTTACTTCCACTTATATCAGGTCCCAATAGCATACCACCGGCGTTTAACTTACCACTCAATTCTAATTGAGCACCATCCCAACGCATATATCGTGTGTTACCAGTATTAACCAATGACATCATTGGTGTTTTTATAGAACCCGTAACTTTAGTTCCCATAAAAATACCTGGGTTACCATATCCAATTACACCTGCTGATGTTTGGTCACCACTATTTCCTGCAGTTCCAGTCTGCCCAACTGCTATGTAAGGGTCTATTCTACCACCTGCTAAAACTATATTTGCAAATGCTTCAGCTCCACCATTATTACCAACACTGATTGTATTCTTAACAAATGATTCTTCAAATATTGCTAACTTTGCAGCCACAAAGAAATCTTCTTGTCCCAAATACTGCCAACCATTTGCATCAATATCACCCGATTGTTGAGAACCATCATAAAAAGGAATTGTGGTATATGGTGCCGAACCTGCTTTCACTAAATCTACAGTAGTTCCCCAATAGTGAACATTTCCACTTATATCTCTGAATACAGCATCTCTTCTTTTTGCCTGAACATCAAATATATAATCAATACTTCCGGTCCATTCACCCCTCATAATAAGACCAGGCCCTATTGCTCCTTCATATTGAACAGTTAGGGATTGAGTTTTATAATAAACTGCTTTACCATCTTCTACATCAACTTCATATATTATTTCAGCTGATGAACTTAATGGTAATAATGTATTTGGATCTCTTAGATAATTCCATGCTGATAAGTCACCAATAGTTGCTATATTGTTAACTACAGTTATTGTAGAGCCCAATGTTAAGTTACTAGTTGCCGGTGTTATATGTGATGATGTGGAAAATAATGTTACTTTATATTCACCATTTGGTATCACAGTTCCTAATTGGTCAAATGTTGGTGTTGAGAACGATTGCGTTGCTAATAATGGCGTTCCACCTTTTGTTGCTAATATTTGAGTTCCTGTTCCTGTAAAAGTAATATCATCATATACATTTGCAAATATAGATGAATTTTCATTTGTTAACGATACATTGTATGGAGTTCCTCCCGCTTGAATTCCCGTAATTGTAATTTGATTTTCTGCAAACACCGTAGCGTTTTCATCATCGCTTCCATCACGAAGTGTAACTCTATATACAGCACTTTCTCCAGGCGCTACAGTATCACCCGATGGTAAATCAAGTATATTTCCATTAAAGTTGATAGCCGTTGGTGGGCCCAATGAAACATCGTTTTTAAAGTATTGAAAATGAGCAGAACCTGTTGTATTGTATGCAGTTGCTGTTATTACAATATTTTCTGTTGGCGATAAAACCACACCATCTCCATCATAATTAACAACATCAGCTGATGATACTAACGATACAGAACGAGCGGCAGGTCCATCGGAAACTTTAGTGTATGGTTGAACAAATGATGCCGTTACTATTGATGATGTATAATATGGTTGATATTTAATATCGTATTGAACACTTCCAATTGTATTTGTAAATTCCGATATTGTATTTGTCAAAGCCGTTGTTGAATTAGATGCACTATATCCCCCAGCAACTATATCTACACCAGTAACATTTATTATAGAAAATAATCCATCCGTAGAAAAATTACCAGGTGTACCAGGTTGAGGTAATAAACTTGCAGTATCATAAATTAAAAAAGTATCTCCTTGTTTAACTTTAATAGAAGTTATAGATGGAGTGAAATCGGATACATCTCCGTTTTCATTTGATTTCAATACAACATTTACAGGGTCAACAATAATTGTTATTGGTTCTTCTCCAGGTAAACCATCGGGAACAATTGTAAATAATTTATCAACAGATACCGATGCCGAAGTCCAAGGTTCGGTATATGTAAAATTAGTAATTAATTGTTTGTTTTGGGTTAGTGGTAATCCTTCAATATATTGTGAAGTTGATATAGGTAATATTATATTTCCAAATTCATTATATGCAATCACACTTATATTTGGGTCACAACTATGTGTTACATAATTAACCCAATACTCAGCAACAAAATCTGAATTTATTGACATTGATGGATAAACCTCAATTGAACAACTTATTGGTGCTTCGAAAGTTCCTCTACGATAAAATGATGCAGTTGCTGATGATGATACAGGTATAAACCTACTAACATCAGTTTGCAACTTTGGACTTGGATTTATACTAAAAGTATCTGCATCATACAAAACCACACCTGCATCCAAACCATCTTGTAAATCGGTTAGGGTTAAAGATGTTAAAATTGACGCCGAATAATTATTAGATGATGATGGAATTAAGTAAACCGTTATTTGCCCATCTATAGAATCTCTATTAAATCTAGCATTATAACTTAATTCACCCGAACCAGTAACGCCGGTAGATAGTCCCAATAAAAATCCCGAATCATTTGCTTTTTGTAAATTTATATAAGTTGAGCCAGATTGAACAAATAATTGGTAATCGGATTTACCTAAAGGTAATCCACTTTTTAAATTAATTTCATTTATACCATCTATACGAACCGCTTGTATTTCTAACGAAGATGATGCATCTGAGTTTCTAATTACAATTCCATTATATGGTCTGATTTCATAGTTTACACCACCCTTACCATCACTAACTCTTGTAATAACAATAGAATCACTAACACCTTCAACATTTGCAGTATATTCTACATATTGAACTATTCTTTCAGGTTGACCCACAGCTACTGAACCTGTAAAGTTTTGAACAGTTAATCTATAACGATTATCTCCCTCATCAATTAATAGACCGGGATATTTTCCTCCCGTATAATACGATGATGATAATTCATTATTATCAATATCATATGATTTGGATACAAATGTAATAGAACCTGTTATAAAATTTGTTTCCGCATCTATATAGATAGTAGTTGGCGCCATAGGATTTCCTGTACCAGAGCCAGAATCAAATTGGAAATATAATGATGTAGGAACTAAGTTTATACTTTTGTTAATAACATTTAAATTACCACCACTAAATGTTTTGGTTGCTAATACTTCAACAGGTATGTAGTTATTATTAATATCATAAAATTCAAAACGAAAATCAAATGTTTCACTTTCTAAATTTCTTTGAACGGGTTGTATAAAAGTTATCTCATCAGGTGAAAACGATGTCTCTTGTGATGCTCGTAAACTAACATCTGATATATACCATCCCAATCCTTTAACTTCAAAATAAAGTTTTACCGAATCAAAGTCATTTGCAATTATATTTTCATTTACATTTGTTTTTTGCAAATATGGATTTGAAGATGTTATGGTTGTAATAGGTTGAGTAATAATTCTACCATCTTTAGTTCCTTCTAAATAAACCTTTATATAATTAGCTTCAGATATGTTAGTATCTAATTTAACATTCATATCCAAAGTATATTCAACTTCGGATGTTACATCTATAGATTTGGATGTATAAAATTGGTTAGCACCAATACTATCTAACTTTACTGAATTAAAAAGAACATTTTGATTAAAAGTTCTTGTTAAGTTGTTTGATGATGTAACCCAATAATTGTTAAGTGTATATGTTGTAAATAATCCATAGTTTTCTTGGTTTCTTTCTGAGGATTCCAAATCAACTAATATCTCATTTGATTCCAATGCAATCTCTTGAACAAATTGAAAATCCGATACTTCGGATTGCGATTTTCTAAATACTTTAACTCTAGCAACATCTCCAACAAATGTTGTTAAATCGGTAATGTTAATTTTTGCAAATGAACCACTTAATGCAGTTCCTATTGCAGTATCCTCTACCAAATAAGTAAAACTAGCAGTATATGGTTGATTACTAAATGATGCTGCCAATCCATTTGAAGAATACGGATTGCTTACTATTAGTTGTTTATTTGTTACTAAATTTGATGGAGTAAATGTAATACCCAAATTAGGCATTGTAATAGTTCCATTTATTATAGAACCACTCCAATTAGTATTATCATTTATATCAAGTAAATAAGATGATGGTAATGTAAAAGTTGATAATCTAACACCTTCACCAGGAATCAAAGGAGTTCCGTTCAAAGAACCTGTTTGTTGTATTAAGGTTGGCGTTGCTGTAAATATTGGTCTAGATATTTCATCTATTGTAACCTTTGGTCTTTTATAAAAACGAACCTTATCTTCGTTAGAAAGTAATTTATTTACCTTAAACGCTCTTTCCCATTTTACATTATACAATCCTTTCCATTCAGCGGGTATATCCCTTAGAATGGCATCCCCATCTAAATATTGTTTAAGTTCACCCAATACTGTTATATTAGCTTGTCCTATTGGTGTATCATCATAAACATATACAGCTACAACTTTAGATACACCTTCATAATATTCAGGTATACCATTTCCAGGTTCCCAATAAATGGGGTTACCATCCACATCCAATATTTCAATTTTAATTTCAGTAGATTCTAATAGATATTCAGAACCTTCAATAAGAAATCCGTTTTTTCCACCACTAAATGATTCTTTAAATTCAGTTATTCTAAAATACTCTGAGTTAGGATTTACATCTGTTATAAATGTATTGAATGAAGTTAAATTTTGAACTTGTGTATCTCCGTATTTTTTAATTCTTGCCATATCTTATTGTATAGAAATATTTTTAATAAATATCACTAAAAACTAAAAATCTTAATACTTATTTTAGAAAACTAAAGAATTATAAAGAATATGAGAGTTGCACTACTATTATCTGGTAAATTTAGAGGTAGTTATATCCCATTCAACTATTTGGAAAAGAATTTAATAAGTAAATACAATCCGGATATTTTCATTAATTATAACTATAAAAATGAGAATGATATGGAATGTGATGAAAGTGAATTAGTATCCATATATAATCCAAAATCAATCAATTTCACCAAAACACCTGATATTGTATTTGATAAAATTAAATCGGTAGATGGGCATCAGGTAGCGGGTGAAGCATCCGTATCTTCGGTGTTTAATATGTGGTGGGGTATTTACCAGGCAAATGAATTAAAGAGCAAGTATGAGGAGGAAAATGGGTTTAAATACGATATTGTAATAAGGACTAGATTCGATATAGAACTATTAGAAGAAGTAGAATTAAGGAATTGGAACAACAGCTTATTTATACCAATGGGTTCTGACCATAGAGATGGATTTAATGATTTATTAGCCTATGGAAAATCTCACACTATGGATTATTATTGTTCCAACTTCAATCATTTAGTTGATTATATAAAAGATGGTGAATTGGTTCACCCAGAAAGATTGTTACGAAAGCACTTAACAAATTATGAATGTTCTCTTATCAGAACGCATCTACCAATGAGATTGAGAGGAATATTGGTAACTCAAATAGATTATTGTATAAATCCCTAAAAATAAAGATTATGAAAAAATATGCTATGATACAAATTGATGCCGATTTACATGCATCATTAAAAGTTTTTTGTAGAGAAAAAGGTTATAAGATTGGTGGTTTGATAGAGAATTTAATAAAAGATAGAATTGAATCTTCTAAAAAACCTCTACCAAAAACAACCTTATCTACTAAAATTTAACCTGAGAGAATCCATTTACCTTTTTGATTTCCATTAGAGTGTCCACTACATCTCTCATAGAATCTATATGTGATATAATCATCACAAAATCAAATTGAGTTTTAAGATATGAGAATAACATATATAATGATGTTAGGTTCTCATTGTCCAATGTTCCAAATCCTTCATCAATTACTAAGAAGTTTGGACGAGGTAAGTTACATATATTAATAAGTGCAATACGAATTGCCAAGCCTGATATAAATCTCTCCATACCGCTACACAATTCCAAACTCCATTTAGAATCACCATACACTAAATTAGCGTTGATGTTTTTTCCTTCCAATTCCAACTCCATACCAAAATCAACTATCTGCCCTAATATGTTGTTAATCTCACCTTCAATTGCAGGAATTGCTTTCTCAATCAATTCTAAAGATACACCATCTTTACTTAAGGCATTTAAATAATATTCATATAATTTATTCTTTTCCTCCAAATCCTTTACTTCATTAATTCTCTCTTCATATACATCTCTTTGAGATTCTAATGTGGTTTGTTTTTTAAACACCGCCATCATCGAATCATTTGAATTACCCATCTCACTTTTTAAATCAGTCATTTGATTTTGTAAAGTATGTAACTCTTCTTTGATTTTTTTATTAGCTACAATTTGTTCTTCGTTTTTATAATACTCATCAATAGTAGTTGTATTCTTTTCAATATCACCTTCTATTTTATGAATTTGTAAATCACAAGCAGAAATCTGAGAATTAATGTTAAAAATATCCTTATCTACTTTATTGTGTTTTTCTTTTAAATCATTAAGGGTTTTTAACTTATCTTCAAATGATAGTAACTCATCTATCTCTATTTTTAATTGAGCCAATTCAGTTGTATTCTGCTCTATAGTATCTTCTATCTTTTGAATAGCTTCTATTACATCTTCTTTGGAAGTTAAAATACTTTTAGAATTATCCATACAAATTTCACAATCGGGATTATATTTGTGTAAATCCAAATGTGCTTTTTTATCCAACAAAGAATGATGTTTGATTTCTAATTTTTCAATTTCGTTCTTAGTTGTTCTATGTTGCTCCTTAAATGTATTTAATTTTACAATACCTTCCTTTATATCAGTTTCATTTAACCCACCCAATAAACCAGATAATTGAACTTCTAGCGGAATCAACTTTTCTAATCTTTCATTTAATTCAGTTTTTGTAGATTCTTGCTTTTCTAAATTAACTGCCAATTTTGTTTTGTTTGATTCCAATTGAGTTATTTCATAATCAAAACTACCTGTGTTTATTATTTGAGATTTTAAATCTATTATAGATTCATTTAGGGTTTCTTCTTTTTTATTTAAAGCTTGTATATCTTCATTGAATTTCTCATATTGAATTTTACATTCTTCCAATTCAGTTTGAATACCTGCTAGCTTTTGTGGAAAGTCATCTGATTTAAATTTCTTAACTAATGTTGCTGTTTCTTTATTATCATCCGCTGCTATTTGATACAACTTATCAAATATATCAACTCCAATTAATTGAGAAAGAACTTCTTTTCTTTCTGATTGGGATTTATCTATGAATAGTGCATTATTGCCTTGTAAAGATAAAGTTGTTAAAATGAAATCTTCAAAATTACCTAAATACTTTTCAATGTTTCTATTTGTATCTCTACGTTGTTCACCATTTAAAGATTCATCTACTCCATCAATTACCCTCCAAAAATTAACATCAACTTTGACAGATGTTTGTGTTTTGTTTAACTTTCCAATTCTTTCAATGAAATATGATATACCATCTATTTCAAATTCAAATTTACAATAGAAATTTTCTTTTTGATTATTTAGAATATTTTTGGATGATGCGGTTCTTGATGTTTTGTCAAAAATACAAAATGATAAGATATCAAATAAAGATGATTTACCACTAGCGTTTGGAGCAAATATACCAACAATACCCTTAGCGTTATCAAATCTAACAACACTATCAGTTCCATATGAAAACATATTTGAGAATTCTAATTTCTTAGGTATCCACAATATATTATCCATCTTATCGGTATTATCTACTTTCTGATTTGTTAATTTGTTAATTTCGGTAATCGCATCTAAATGCTCTTGCTCTAACAAATATCGTCTATCTAAATAATCACCAATTAAATGATTTTGAAATGTTTCATCTTTAACATTACCAACTATATTTCCATTAAGTCCATTATTGGATCTTAATCTGGCCATAGTATCAACTCTACTTACAGTTACTTCGGTTGTTTTAAATATCTTACTTAATTCAGTAATACAAGCCTTAGTAGTTGTTGCATCCGTTTCATTAAATCGTAACCTTAAACGTGGATTCTTAGGAAGTTTAGTATCCAATTCATCATATACCCATTGAGGTATTTTTCCTTTATAAATATCGATGGTTAAATAGCCATAATCGTTTTTAATATCAAATTCTTTGAATGAACGATTTTCAACATCCCATAATAGGTAACCATGCCCATCTAATAATTCTCCGTGATTTTGTTGAACCAGCGAACCTGCATAAACTACAATAGGTTGTTTGTTAGCCGGATTATAAGTTTGTAATGTTTGTCTTTTATGAATATCTCCCATCAACACCATATCAAATCCCTCAAACATATCTGTGGTGAATGAGTTTGATGATACTACATAGCCAACATCAGTTTGTGATTTGTTTACAGGTCCGTGAAAAAGACAGATTTTATTTTCACCTTCGATTTCTTCACCTTTGGGCCAATTCTCTTTTTTATCCAATATGGAATAAACAACAAAAGTAAGGTTATGTAAATTATAGACACCAGTGTCACGGTAATAATGGATGCGAGGATTTTGAAGATTATCGATAATAGGCGTAAGAACATCTAATCTATGGTTGTTGTTTAAGTTACAATCGTGGTTACCAGTTATAAGTATTGTTTCTTTTAACTTAGAACACTCTGTTAAAAACCAACTAATCTCTCTTACTAATTCGGGAGACATTTCGGTTTTAGCATGAGCAATATCTCCCGCTAAATAAATGATAGAATCTTCAATATTATCATTTTTTACTTTTTCTAAGAATTCATTAAATATGAATCTATATTCACTATGCCTTTTTAGATTACGAATGTGTAAATCGGCAAGGTGGTAGATATGTGTAATTTTTCTCATAGATTTTTAATCTTAGTTAGAATTAAATCATCCCAACCAGTTTCTGTTTGTTTTTTAATTAAATCGTTTACTTTTATAAAACCAAGTTCACCCGCATCTTTATCAGATGGAATGATATTTTTTACTTTAATTCCGTTCTTAATAAAATAATCAGCATGCTTAGTGGAGTCTGAAATCGCATCCGAATCTAACATAATATTGATTTCTTTAACTCCTCTTTCTCTGATTTTGTTTTTTAGTTTATTCAGCAAGAATTTGCCTAACATTGGTATTGCATTTCGTTTAACTGAAAATGAATCAAACACACCCTCTACTAAAGTAATGGGTTCGTTCCAATTAATCATATCTTCAAATACAATTACGTCTCTATTAACGGGTGGGTTTTTGTATTTCATTTTCTCATCTTCATAAAAAGAACGAGCTACAAAATAATTTAATTCACCACTCTCATCATATGATGGAATAATAACTCTGCCACCATATAAGCCATCTTCGCAATATCCAATATTATATTTGATTATGTCTTTGGCTGTAATACCTCTATTTCTAAGATATACTATTACTTGATTATATGTTGGATTAAATCCTTTTGGTTTGATATATAACTGCTTAAATTCTTTTGGTAGGAATAATTTTGGTTCTTCCTCTACAAAAGAAGTATTTGCATCTATATCACCATAGATATCCCTCAACTTAGAAAGTGAACGAATATCTACATTTAACTTACGAAGAAGTGAATTTATAGTTCTACCCTTAGCGTTACAAACCCAGCAATGCCAGTTTTGATTATCTAAGTTTATTTGTAATTTTTTCTTGTGGTGGTGACAAAATGGACAATGATGTGCCTGCTCATTACCCTTTAAGGATGAACCCACACCTAAGGCGTCATCTAATATGTTGATTACCACTAACTTGTGCTTCCCACTTAGCATGTATAGAATATTATATCACAAAGATACGAAAAATATCCCAAACTACCAAATTATTTAGTATTATTTGTTGGGTATCAATCGCATACAAAATCATTCGTAAATATACGAAAAATATCCGATATATCCTAATTTAGTGGTTGGAGTTTTTTACATCTCTAAGGAATTGCTCTAATTTAGATAAATCCTTTTTTAACTCATCTTTTGGAATACTATAATCCAATTTGAATTGAAAATCTTTTAATGAATTTGCGGCTACTAACAATGCATCTTCTTTTGAGTTTAAGAATGCATGTGAGATTTTGTACTTAGTTCCGATTTGTTCTAATGTCATAACTTTGGTGTGTTTAGTGTGTCCTTTCTAAAAAACTTACCCAATATGTTTTCGTTTATTGAGTTTTCGTTTGAAAGAACATTATGTTTAAATTGATAATATACTTCTAAATAAGATAGGGATTTCTTAGAATAGCAAAATTCAACGATTTCTCTTTTGAATTCATTTTCCTTTCCTTCTTTAACTTGTTTGATTATCCACTCATTAGATGAGTAGTATTTTTCCCAATCAGATGATTTACGAACTTTCTTTTTAAGAGGAGCTCTACCACCCATTCCGGCTGCCTTACGTTCCCCCTTAATTTTTGCAAGTTCCCTTACTCCAATTTTTACATTACGAACACTCTCAAGTGATTTCTTTCCAATGTAGTATTTACCGCTTGGGGTGTGTGTTATCATATAGATAAACCCAACGGCTCCATCTGGCACCATTTCTTCCGTAACCTCTTTTCCATTATGTAACCAATTCATTATTTATTTTTTAGGAGTAGCGCTATAAAGCTTTCCACCAACATCACCACCTCTAGCCCTTTTCAACGCTTTCTGGTCTCTTGATAGATCTTTAGAAGGTTTATATGGGTTTGCATCACCAATTGGTTCTGGGTCACCACCTCTTTCGTTTACCTTAGCCGTAGTTGGTTTTTGGTTTTTGTATAAATCTAGTATTGCCATAATAATTCTTATTTAGATATAAATATAAGTATATTCAATTTATGTATCAAAACGTATTATAAAGTTTAGTGGATAATCAGGCATTGATTTAATTGGTTGCGGTAATTTTGCTACCGCTATCATATTCATCTCATTATCATATAATCCAATAGTAGTAATATAAGGTGCTAAATATGAACCTGTTGGGTCATTAGATGCACTAAAATCATACTCCCAAAATAATGGATTTACTCTTGCTGATTTTATATTATAAAAACTACCTGTATATTTTTGTTTTGTAATAGGATCATCTAATATAGCCTGAAACGATTCGAAATCAATGTTAGTTAATGCGGTTGGATTTGTTGATGCATTAAATTCACTTTCCAATACTGATATAAAAATTTCGTTTTCATATATTGTTTTTGTAGAACGATATTGCAAAGAATAATCAGTAAACGATGAACCACTTTGTATATCTTTTGTTGCAATCACAAATCCTCTATCATAAAATATGTTTCCTTTTACATTACTAGCAGAATCAATTAAATTGGAGAATCCATCATCTGTATAAGTTACACTTCCTGTAGTTAATGTTAAACTACCAGGTTTAATACCTTCACCATAATATATTTGTGGTATTGAAAATAATGCAAATTCTTCTTCTAAATTTCTCTCATAGGTAGATGCATATGATTTTCTTCTGCCAACTTCCGTTATAATCGATGCGGTTGCCGAATTTCTATAAAATTGAGCTTCTACTGAACGATATAAAACATATCTTAATTCGGTTGGAATTTCTGCATCAAATGAACCAAATGAACCCGATAATCCCCACTTTATATCAACTTCAGCTTTATCTTGCTCATCAAAAGACCATTCTTTATATACCTTAAAAGGTCTTACTACAATATCTGATTTTGGTATTTCTTTTAACATTCCCTAATGTATATCTTTTCTATAAATATCATCTAAACAAAAAACCCCCATGTCTGGGGGTTTCTTTATCTTTTAACGTTTATCGTTTAATAACTTAATTTAACTTTTATCAATACTTCTTTATCGAATGATTTAACAATTGGTTGTGAAGTTTTTGCAACTGCAATCAATTCATTTGAATCATTATATAAACCTATAGTTGTAATATAAGTTTGTGGGTCTATTGCAAATGAAGGTTCTGAGAATGCTCCTGCTGTATCCACATATGTTGGGTTATTAGAATAATTATATTCTCTATTTGTTGCTCTTACGAAGAAATGTTGTGTTGATACATTTTCAGTTCTTCTAGCTTCAAAATCACCAGCTCCACTAATTGCTGAGAATAATCTAGCTTGATTGTAAGCGTTTGCTGTAGTTGCTAAACTTCCACTTAAATTAGCAGTTTGTGTATGACCAGATGCCGTTGAGAATGTAACTGTTCCAACTACACTACCAATTGCTTCAGGATTAAGAATGATAATACCTCTATCAGGATAGAACGTTCCATATCCTTTGCCATTTAATGGTGCTACTCTATTAACTTCAGTTGCTGAATTTTGTGTTCCTATATTTAAAGAACCCGATACAACAGTAAATACTCTACCTGCTTTACCAAATGTATCACCAAATTTCTTACCACTATCATCAATAAAAGTAAATGTTCCATTAGAACCGGACAAATTTAATGACCAGTTACCTGCATCCATTTCTTCTCTATATCTTGCTCTATTTAAAGTAATAGCGTAAATTGAATCAGCATCTGCTAATGTTCCAGCCGAACCCGTTTCGAATTGGAATTTTGCAGTTGGGTCATTCAATAACATTGAACGATACTGAGCGTATGTTGATTTAGTTGCTAACAATGCATTATCATCAGATGATAATTGAGTAGAACCACTTCCATTAACATTACCATATGCTACTGCAAATTGAACCTCTGATGTTTCATCTGATGGGTTTTTATCATATACATTATAATAAAATTGTCCACTGTTTTCAGTTCTAGCTTGTGTAGATGATGTAAAGAAAGTTGTAAGTGAACCTGAGCCATTTGACCAAATACCCGTAGTTACTATTTCAATTTTAGCATTTACCTTATCAAAGTCACCAAATCTTTTATAGATACCAGTTGATATACCAGCCCCTACACTTAGTTGAGAGCCCGCAGGTAATGCGGAGTTTAAAATCGATATTAATTGGTCGGTATCGATTTGTCCCGTATTTGCCAAATCTCTAATCTGGGCGGTTACATTAGGATCAATAATTTGTGCCATTTTTTATATATTTTTTATTTTATACTGTTGCTTTATAAGTTATTGTTACAGGGATAGTTTGTGAACCACCAGTCTCATTACCATAAACAGTGATTGTTGTAGAAACATCCAATGTTAATTGTGGGTTTGGTGTAAATCTAAATTCTAAACCACTTACTACCTGTGCGGTTGATGAAATCTCATCTCCTAAAAACACCGGCGTAGTTGCTGCTGAAGTTGCTCCTCTTGTTACAGTAAGAGTTCCTGCTGATTGGTCTGCTAATATCATTGTATATCCTGCACCCGTATTTCCCGCTGGTGAAGTTGTTGGTGTTAATCCCACACCACCTTCGCTTTGATTAGCGCTGATAGATGGAACACCCAATCTAACTGTTGGAATTTGAGTAGTTCCCTTTGGTAGAGTAACTAATTTATATCTCAATACTTGAGTTTCATCAGGAGATGCTTCAGTTACCGGAATTGCTCTAATTGCCGAATCATAGAAAGCAGAACCTTTAGGATGCGCTGGTTCGTAAAGTGTATAATCCACTTCATCATCACCCAATGCAAATTTTGTAATATTAAGTGCTTGACCCGATGCTAATTTTTGTCTACCTTTTTTGGTAAGAATCGCATCAACAATTACTTCTGTGTTGTTTAAATATCCCATATTATGTGTCTTTTATATTCTATAAATATATAGTTTTTTTATTTTAATAAATAAGTATTAATCAACCTCAAGGATTGGTTCACCACTACCTCTACCAGTCTTAGCAACTCTAAGAACATTAGGATTGGTTGTAAATGTTTCTACAGGAGATAATCCATCAGGCGTTGTTGCAGTTGTTTGCTGAGACCCTAAGAAATAAGATCTTTCCAAACCTGTAGATAATCCGTTTGTGTAACGATAATGCGTATGGAAATATCCCTTAAGTTCGGTAACATTTGTTACACCATTTCCAACACTTACACTACCATTAAATGGTATAATAGATACAATATTTTTCTTAAAAATAGTTGGCGTATCTTCCACAATCAATGGTTCGTTTGAATTTGTTTGTGTTAATATATTTTTTGTTTCAGTTAATTCTACCAAAAATATGTTACTTCTTGATTGACTAACACTTCCTTCTAAATCAGTAAATCTTTTATATTCTGTAGTTCCGCTTGGTGCATATAACCCAAATCCTAAATTAGCTACTGAATTTTTATCCATTCCAATTGCTTCATATTTTCCAATACTCTCATATTCTGCCAATAGGGTTTCACCCAAAGAAAATTCAATCGATGATGTATATGTTGGATATTCACCTTCCAAAAATTCATCAGTATTATAATCTATAAGTGTTTCATACGAAATCTTTTCACCTATTAATTCAGTTGCTTCGTTTTCATCGATAACACCATCATAGTTTGCTATATCAAATCCTATTGTAGCATCAACTCTATCAGCAAATTCTCCTTCATATGTTGGATAATCTGATACTAAGTTTACGTTCTCATCAACATTTATTTCCGAAGTATGGTCACCTCTTATTGCAATTGGTTTATCCCAACGAGTTTTATTTCTTTCTAAATAGTGAGGTTCTATTAATAATCCTTTAGATATCTTTGCTCTAGCAGGCGCCATATCGGCAAGAACATCAAAAAGAGATTTGTTAATATATCTAACCAATTGAATATATTCATTTATATCTCTATCCAATCTTTCGAAATAATATTCTCGTAATCCATCTAATTGTTTGTATGAATCCTTGTAATCATCCGATGGGTCACCAATATAATTATCAATATTAAAATCACCAAATGCTCTTAGGATATCCATATTCAACTCCTTAATTGGAGAGAAGAATAATCCCAAACGATTTGAATCTATTGGAGAGTTATCAAATGCTTTTTTAGTCGCTCTACTTTTATAAGATAGTGAAGCAGTATAATTAGAACCAGATGTAATTTCTTGCCCAGATAATGTGTATTGGTTTTCGAAACGAATCTTATTAGAAACATTAAATCCTAAAGATGGGACTTTTGCCGTTACAGTTCTATCATAAGGAATATATTGATATGGATAGGTTGGCGCCGAATACATATTACTTGCCGTAGCAAATTGTTCACCATATCCTTCATTTATAGCAACATTCAAAATATTTGGGAAACTAGCTCTATCTCTGGGATATTCAAAATCTAATCTGAAATATAAATCAGCAGTAGATGAACTGTAATTGTTACCATTTATCGAATCTGGAAATAAAGTGTGATTATCAAATTTGCTAATTTCTAATGGAACTCTCCACAAACGGAATTCATCTAATGAACCTGTAAAATATGGATTAGTTCCACCAACACGAATATTGCTACCACTTTCCCATTCACCGGATGCTGTTGGTATTGTTAATTCTAAACTAGAAGTTGTAATTATTCTAATTCCATCTCCTGATTTTAAATAAACATTATATATTGAACCACTACCAGAATCGGTTTTATTAATTAATACGTTATTATAATTATCTAATTTGAATTCAAATTCAGAACTAGTCGTATAATAACTTCCAATATTAAATCCTAAAACAGAACCTGTATTTGATGATGTTACTGCTAATGAAAAATTTGATGCAGATACTAATGTAAATGAATTTGCCGTATCAGGCTTAAACATAAATTCTATAGCTTGTGGATGTTCTGATGGAGTTCCCACTGCTTTCCAAGGAATCAAAATCGATGAAGTACTTTGTAATCTTAATGCCGCCGTTCTATCATCAAATGTAAATTCACTAACTCCACCCTTTGTTGGATCTTGCGGTCCTCCAAATTCCATTATTGTCAACATAGATTGTGGAACACCATAACAAGCCATAATAGCTTTCATAGCTCTTCCAGTTCCCTTATGCTTTAATAGGTATGGTAAGTTATTTAGTATCCTTCTCCAAACTTGATTGTTTGCATCTTCTAATGAAGTTGAATATTTTGGATATCCTTCCTTTGATTGTCCGAATGCATACTCCCAAAGGAATTGAGAATCAAATGCTCTCTTACCTTCCCAACCAAAAGATTTTAATATATTCCAAACAAAATTTTGAGGAACTCCTTTTAATCCAGCTTCATCTAATTTTTTAAATTTAGATAAAGCATTTATGTAAACCCATATAGCATCGAAATGCTGTCCTATCATATCCAAAAATACCACAAAATCGTTATTTTCAGAATTAGTATAAATAAATTCAGGTATGTTATTTACTATATAATTTGGATTGTATTTATCAAATTCACTTGCTACTGATAATGCCGATTCATACCAACCTATAACATCTGGATAATCCGTTGGATATAATAGATATATTGATTGTCCTAAGTAAGCAGGTGTTGAATATTTTGGATATGCTAAAACATTTAAATCTTTATATAAAAATAATTCAAATCCATCAAATCCTCTTAATATAGCGTTTAATGAATCTAATGTTTTTTCTGCATCTATACCTTCAGTTGGATTTCTAAATACAAATTTTTCTATTTCAAATGCTAAAAATCCACCATCTTCTGCTACATCATCAGTTAGTAACAATTCCATTGCTTCGGTTAAAACTACACCTTCTATAGATGTTCCTGTTAAACTAGCTAATCTATTCTTATACTTTTCAACCAATTGCATTTTATAATAAAAATTGCTAATTCGTTCTGTAGCAGAACTAAAATTAACAAAGTTTTCAAATGCGTAATACCATTGAGTATCATTAGAACCACTTACATATTCTATATTTAATTTAGAAGTATCTAAATTTAATTTACTTAAATAACGGTTTACTAAATCATTTGAAGTTTCACTACCACTCGCAATTAAATCATCATATATTTTATAACCAATATCATTACTAGCCCCTACCAAAAAATTAGGTCCTTTTAATGGACTACATAAATCAACATTTAATCCACTAACCGTTACGGTATCTAAAATTGGACTAGATTGTAATTTGGATATCCAAACTTGCTGATTTGTTTGTATTGATGTTGGTAGTGGTTCATACAATTTAACAATCAATGAACCTTCACTACCAGTCCAAGTTGTAATTATTTTATTATCAGCTTCACCAAAATTTAATGTATGTGTTAAATATTTTGATGTTTCTGTTTCTAATATTTTAGAATCAAATTGTTTTAAGAATCCATCTACTAATCTATTAACAGCAACTGGTCTTGGGATATCCAATAACCCTTTTGAAAATTTTATTCTAATTAATTCTTCCTTACCTACTAAAGTTTCTTTTCCACTTATATTAAATGGAACTAACTTTAGTGTCATATCAATTGCATTATCGTTTTGAGGAAACTCAATTCCATCTAATCCAATAAGTGATTGAACGTTTAAAGTAGTTTTACCTGTTGCAGGTCCTTGAATATATGAACTACCATTTAATTTATATATTCTTACATAATCAGTATTAACACTCTCCCATTGTACTGTAAAATCCACATTAGTCCCTACATAATCCGCTCCTTCTATTATAGATGGATATGTTATGTTTCTGATATCAGGCTCACCAACCCAAACATCATCAACTACATTTAAAGATATGTTTAATGGCTCACCATCACCATCTGAGTTTCTGGGAATTATTTGAATACGATAGACCCCAATTCTACTAAATTTATTAGCAGGTATTAATATTATAAAATCCGTATCAGTTCCTAAATCAGTATATGTAGTTATGGTTTCACCAATTACAACTTGTAAGCTATCAACAGAATTACTTTTTGTAAGGGCGATTGGATATGGACTCTTACTATTTATATTATACCTTCTATCATTTTTTCCAAAAGCTTCTGTAATAACAGGCAATTCCAAGTCACGTATAAATACTTGTGTAGTTTCTGTTGAAATTGATGTATCACTATCTAATGTAAACGAAACCTGCAAACTTTGTAAATCATCAGATGCCTCTCTTTTATCAGTTTGCCCACCACTACTTATAACCGTACTATTGAGCCTAAAATTTTGATTTGCTGATAATATTGTTATTTTAGTTCCTATCTCATATTGTAAGATTTCGTTATTACTTAATGTGATTTCGGTATTATCATTTATCAATAATTTGACAGAACCATTAGCTCCCGTGTTAGCAAAAGTTATATCAGCAACAGAAATAGGTTGTTCTATTACATCTATAGATTCTTTAACTAATTCAAATTCAATTGTAAATACTTTCCCATCTGCGGTATTTGCGTTAACCGATTCTTGAACTCCATTTACAAATTTTGTTATGGAAACTATATAAGGTTTTACATTTGTAAATAATTGTTGATTTAGATTTACTAACCCAATTCTACCATTTATATCAAATAATCCATCTGTATTGAATTGTTGACTTTGCGTTATAAATGCAGGATTATTAACTATACTAACTCTGTATTCTGTATTACAATAATAATTAGTCTTTTCTAATTTTATAATATCAGAACCACCCTTATCACGAAGTTGAGATAGCGTGAATCTAAAATTATTTGGAGTTGAACCTTTATCATCACTTCCAAATAATATTTTAGCATCGGATATATTTGATTTAACTTCTACTAAATATTCCTCATCTATTAATAAAGATGGATTTGGCAAAGCTCCAACACTAACAGCAGACCCACCACCTGTGGATGTACCACCTCCACCGCCACTACCACCATAGTCACTATTGAAAAGGCTATTGTAAAAATTTAAATTTTCTGCCATTATTTAATAATAAATATTTTTATTGTATATTTTGTCTATCAACCAAATTCCCATCAACTACTCGTTCTCTACCAAATCCAGTTCCAAAATCGTTTTCAACAAATCCACCACCTCCACCTCCGCCGCCGGTTGGTGTAGAATATACAATTTGTTCCACTACAACAGGAGTAACATATATTGGTTCTTCTATTGGAGTTATAATTGTTTTAATTGGTATTTCTATTTCTTCCTTAATTAATCTTTCTATCGTAGTTGATATTATATTAATATTTGGCTTTGTTACAGATTTAACTTCCAACTCAACTTGCTTTGATATAATAACAACATCACTTTCTGATGTTTGTAAAATATCACTAACAGGGTCAACACTACTTTCAAAGGTATTAGAAGTTGTATTTGTTAATTTAACATTTTGTTGTGGTAAATAATAATTAACTATATATGTAAGTAATTGTTTGCATATATTTACAACAGATTCTTTTGATAATTCAATTTTAGGTTTTGTTGGTTTTGGTTTTCCAAAATTAATATCATCTATTTTAGATATTCTATTTGTAAATTCATATATACTAGCTTGTCTAAATTTAACATATATGTTATTTAAAAACACATCAAAATCTTTTATTTTAAATTCTGATATTAATTCATCAACCCACACATTTCCATATTTACTTCTAACAAAAGATGATAATTTAGTTGGATCTATAGTTTCAATAAATTCCAATGCGTATGCAATTGTATCTTCTCTAAAATCACCATCATTGATAAAAACATTAAATCTCTCTTGCAATTGTGAATTTATAGAAACTCCTTCCTTTAATGGAAATAATCTAACTTCAGTACGAGATGGTGAAATTTCATTTATCCACAATTTATCATAAGATTTTTGACTACCGGCTCTTTTATTAATTAAAGTTATTTGAGTTTTAAATATACCATTTGTATATCCAGCTTCAGCTAATAAACGCTCCGCATCAATAAAATATTCAGATGGTAATTTATATTTCTGAAAAAGAGTTCCATCCTGTATTAAAAAATAATCATTTATATTTTGACTATTTAACGGAATATATCTAACCAAATTTCCATCACCTTGTGGTAATTGATTATTGTTTATGTCATATATAATAAACTCTATGGCATCGGATTCACTAAATCCAAAAAATGATTGTAAATCTTCTTCTTCAAAGATTTTTCTATCATTTGGATTTATAACATATCCTTTGTTATTAATTAATTCTTTTATATTCCTAATTGCCATTTGGATATTGTATTTTTTATTTTGTATTTACTTTTAAACTTATATAAATGATAAACTAAAAGTGAAAATTGATTTCCAACTACGTGAATAGCTTTTCCAAGTTTATTATCATCTGGCAACACACCCATCATATAAGCCATATGTTCTGACCAAGGTTTTGTTATCAAATAAAAATACTTTGAATATTGTGGTTTTTTAGTTAAGAAATCAACAACAGGTTCTGCCCATATTAAATAACCAAGTAATCCTTTTGTATTTTCTCTCATCATCAATTGACCAAACTTCTGGTCTGCTTCCCATATATCTTTAGGTAAGTATCCTTGCTTATATAATAAGTCACATATAATTTTCTTTTTCTTACTTCCAGCAATTGCAGCCTGTTGAGCTGCTGCTGCGGTAGATTGTGCTGTGTTAGTTTGTGAAACTAAGTTTGTTATTTGACCATTTAATCCGTTAATTGTATTAGTTAAATTAACAATTTGAGTTTGTGCACTTCCTAATTGTTCGTTTAAAACTTCAATTTGTCCTTCCAGTAATTCGTTTCTAGCCGTAAGAGATACTCTTTGAACTGCTTCAGATGTTGCTTTTTGTATAGAGTTTTGCAATTCTACAATACTAGATTGAACCTTTGCCACAGATTGTCTATTTTGATTTTCAACCGATGCAACTACTATTTCTCTACCATCCAATTCAACTCTAAGAGATTGCGTAACTATCTCTAATTCAGAAACCTTAGCGGTTAAATCTGAAACATCAATGTTCAATAATCTTACTTGCTCTCTTAAATCATCTATTTCAAATAATGCTTCATTATATATAACTCTTAATACAGTATCAGGAAGTTCAGGAGCTTCTATTGGAAGTAATTCAGTTATAATGGTATCGATGGATTTTATTAATTCATCTTCATTATATTTAGGTTTTGTTAGTTTGCCAGATAATATACCATCATCACTAACAGAACCGCTAAAAACATGCACACCAAATTCATTTTTGGTTTTAATCGCAAGAGAACCACTTTGAATTAGTTCACTTACTTTTATTTCATTTTTTAATCCGGTTTGCTGTCTCATTATTTTTATATTATACCAAATGTGATTTCATCATCATAGTAAATCTCATCTCCATCAGATAACATTTTAAATTCTAATTTATATGTTCTATTAACTTCCCAATTTGAAAAATTCAATTCTATAAAATTACCCAAACTATCACAACTAACTTTTGAATGTTCACCAAATGGAATTATAATATCATCTGATAATAAATCTTTTATTTGATAATATGTAGTTATTGGTAAATACTTAATATCATTATATGAAAATGAATTTGTAAATGTTTTTACCGGATACTTTTCTCTACCAACTATTCTTAATTTTTTAATACTTCCAATTTTATAATTTGTTGATAAATTTTTAACTCTAACAACTATATCATTTGATACTACATCAAGTGGTTGCAATGAGCCTGTTGCTATTGTTTGGTCATCCCAACTTACTACCAATTTTGGTTGATGAATCGTATATGTTTCTTTACTAAAAAACTTTAATTGGCCATAATCACTTGTATTGTTTTCTAATGATGATGAATATTTTAAAATAAATCCGTCATTTGGTAAACTACCGCTTAACCATTGATTTACAATACCTTTAACATTCATATTTAAATCAGCAGTTTCATAATTAAATGATTGTGATGCTGATACTATAGTATACCAGGTTCCACCCGTTCCATCATTTGGATTACTATCACTTCCAGTTGCTAAATTCGTTGTTATCCAATCTATAGCAGATTGACCATCTCTATATGTCCAAGTTACACCTGTCGTTGATATATCATCAAAACGAGTTCCATTACCCATCTCCCAACTTTGAGAAATTGGATAAGCGTATATTGTATATTCTAATGGAATTTCATTACTTTCAGTTTCTCTCATTACCAATCTAATATCAGTTAGAGTAGTATCTCCACTAGCTATTGATTGAGATAATGCATTTAAATCAAATTTAATCAATGCTCTAGAAACATCCTTTATATTCCCATAATAAACTTTACTAACTTCCAATATCTGGTCTAACCCAGTATTTTGGTTTGGTTGTTGTAAATATACCGATGCATCCTTTGATGCTGTAATAAAATAGTATGCCATTATCTTGCTCTTCCTTTTATATCTGAGTTAGGGAATTTTATTTCAAAAACACAAGGGTCTAACGATGGATAAACTATTTTATCTTTAGTTGCTGCCATTATGTTATAAGAATTTGGTGAATATCTACCCGTACATTTATTTGATATTTCCAATTTTGGAACAGATGAAACACCTTCTACATTTGCTATGGTTAATTCAATTTCGCTAAGATTTATAGTTTGATTAAATGACCACTTATCGATTACAAAGAAATTCTTTAATTCATTTATACATTGTGTAAGAACTTCAGATTTATTATAGCTATCCAATACAGTTATTTCAAAATCAATACCAATATTAACAATAAACCCATCTATTATATTAACACCATCGGTTAGTATTCTATATTCATTTAGATATGTTTTAAGATTTTGTTTTATAGCTTTATTTAATTGTGTCAAATGCCCATCTCTATTATAACCCAGCAGATATAAATTAATTGCAAATGGATTGTTTATTTCATTTGAATTATCAGTTTTTCCCACTAAGAAATTTTTAATTTCTTCTTTTACTTGAGTTGATGATGGTTCTTCATTATCTGCTTTTTCAACAAATGTCATAACCAAATCAGTAAATTGTTGTAATGAATTTGGTGATGCTAATATAGATGCTGGTGAATTATTATCTAATTGACCATCAGCGCTTGCGTAAGCCTTTGCTATCCCACCATATCTAGCTGGCATTGATAATACTCTAACTTGATAATCCTTTGCGGTTACTGCTCTATTTTGTGCACCAAAATTTGCTAATGAGTTTTGTCTTATTTCTTCTAAAGTTTCAGCACCCCTACCACCAACTGCAGGAACTTCATTATCTACTGCAAGTGAGTTTTTAGTTTCCTGATATATACCTCTTTGTGGAGGTGTAAATTTAAGTAAATCCTCATCATACTCAACACCAGTTATTCTTGTTATATCACCAACGTTAGTATTACTAGCATTTCCACCACCTATTAAATATTTCACTGTAATAGTTGTATTTGATGGAGATGTTCCGTATGTTTTCGTTTTTAAAAAATTAGTTGGGTCAAATGATTCTTCCAATCTACTAATAGAGTTTGGTAATCCCAATCCAACGTTTTTAAGATTTGGAATTAATTGCTCATCGGATGCCGATGGGTCACCTGCTCCAAATTGAATAGTTGTTGTATTATCATCATTAACCTTAACTACAAATCTTCTAGGAGTTTTTAATGTTTTTAAAATATATGGAGTTGTTTCACGAAATTGATGTAAATCCGGATCGTTAGATAATGTATTTTTTTCTTCAACAAAAACCATTTCTTGTCCTAAATAAGGAACTTCATAGTATTTGTTTCCTTGATTATCTCTAACATCTATAATTTGTATTACATTAGTATCTGATAATGCTATAGTTCTAAATGGTTCGTATGAACCAAACGTTACATCTTTCTCAACAACTGTAGATGAAATAGCTTGTACTTGTTTTTTTGCTAAATA